CGGCCATCGCATCGCGCGGGGCCTCAGTGGACTTCGACGCGGTGCCTGTTCGCCCCCTTGTGCTTCGGGAGCGTGAGCCGCAGCACGCCGTCGGCATACTTCGCCTCGGCCTTCGCGAACTCCACGTCGACCGGCAGCGTGAACGAACGCGTCATCGTGCCGCAGTAGCGCTCGCTGCGAAGGACCTTGCCCTCCTTCTCGTCCTTCTTCTCGCGGCGCACCTCGGCCGAGATCGTGACCATGTTGCCATCGACATCCACGTGGATGTCGTCCTTCGCCACGCCCGGCACGTCGGCCTTCACGAGATAGCGGTCTTCGGCTTCCTCCACGTCCAGCTTGATCATCGGAGGCATGTTCTCCGTCTCCATCCACATCGGGGGAAGCATCCCCTTGAAGACGGAAGGCATGTCGAACGCCGGATCGAAGAGGGTCAGGGGTTTGAGGGTTCCCATGATGTCCTCCATCGACAGACAGGCCGCGGTGGCGTCACCCCCACCACCGCACGGAGCGCGGACTTCCGACTCCGTAGCGTCACTCTAGGCGCGCCGCCGCCGGCGCGTGTTGCCGGGGGTCAAGAACCCTTCGGATTTCGCGCCGCCACGAACTCGCAGATGCGGTCCAGCGTGTCCAGCGTGGCGTAGTCCGGCTCCGCGATCTCCACGCCGAAGCGCTGGTGCACGGCGATGAGGAAGTTGAGCCAGTCCATGGAGTCGAGGTCGACCTGGTCGCGCAGCAGCTTGCCGGGCTCGATTTCGCCCTCCTCCAGCTCCGGGGCGATCTTCTTCAGCTCCGCGAAGACGAGCGGGCGCAGTTCGATGGCGTTCATAGCTTTTCCGGCTCCTGAAGTCGGCGGGAGAGTTCGGCGAGGAACGCGGCCCCGCGGTGGCCATCGCTCACCCGGTGGTCGGCCGAGAGCGTGGCCACGACCGCCGGACGCGCCACGAGCACGCCCTGCTCGACCCACGGCCGCATCGCCACCCGGCCGAAGCCCACGATCGCGACCTGCGGCGGATAGATCACGGCGAAGGTCGTCTCCACCCCGGTGTCGCCCAGGTTCGTGACGGTGATGGTGGGGTCGGAGAACTCGGAGCTGCGCAGGCTCCCCGCCCGCGCGCGCTTCACGAGGTCGGCGAGCTTCGCCATCAGCGCGTCGATGGGCAGGTCCTGCACGTCGCGGATGCCGGGAGCCACGAGCCCACCCTGGCGAAGCGAGATGGCGACCCCCGTGTGCACGGCGGCGGAGGGCTTCCCCGTGCATTTCGACCAACACGCCTTTCACGCGGACCATGTCATGGTCTGTGGGCGAGTGAAGCCGCACACGGGCTTCGTCGGGGAAATCGAGAGTTACTATTCCGGCAAAGAACTCCTTGAGGAAATTGCCAAAATCACAAACGGCGTTTTCCAATTCTGCAAAGATCCCAAGGACCTGGAATCCGCTTATTGTCAATTGGAATCCCGAAACTATCTTCAATTGACTCATCAAGTGTAATTATGTTAACCGAAGATCTCAAACAATTTGGTTGGCATACGGCACGCCATCTCAACGGCGCGCCGATGCTATTTCATCCAACTCAACGTCTCGCGATTCTAAAAGAATCGTCGGGCATGAATCTTTACCTGATTGAGAATCAGGAAATGGAGGAATATGTCGCATTTGGAAAGATGACTTTACTCGAAACTATTTCCGCGGTTTGCTGTATGATGACCGCATATCGTTACGAAACGCTAACTGCGCCTAAACAACACTAGAAAGGACGAACTTCGAATGTCGCTTGATTCTTTGTTCGATGCGTTAGTAAAGCACCAAATTCGGTTTACCATTACCGGTTCTCGATTCTTCGGCGGTGCGGATCATAATTCTGATTGGGACATTATCATTGAAAGCCTACCCAAAGGTATCCTTTTAGAGCGCGTAGCTGAGTACGATGACGTACCCAACTTTTTTGTGTACAAACATGCAAATATCAACGTGCATTTGCTACTTCCCAAAACCGTGAAGTTCGACACGGCGCGCCGTATCCATAACATCGTTAACGAAATTCCCAATTTTGGGGGTCTCCCAAAGAAAAATCGAAAAGCCATTTTCAGAGCGCTTTTCGACGGCTTTACCCTGAAGTAACTCTTTCCTTTCCCGTTAGGAACGGATTGTTTCCACCGTTCCTAACGGGAAAAAAATTTTTTCCCTGGCAAAGCCAGGAAATCTCGCGAATATTGGCAATTGAAACTCTAACAAAAAGGAGACTCTAAATGCTTATACGAACTTTAATAAAAGAAATCGCAACCGCAATTTGCGCGCTAAAGCGGCCGCCGCGTATCTCCACTGAAACTCTTGAGTTTTGGATAAAAAGATTAGCGAAACTCGAAAAACACTTACCCTCTGGCAGCGGCTTTGATGACGGAACAACTATCGACCACGCACATAGTTCTCCCACAAAAATCGTGCTTCGTACGTCATTTCATCACATGGCAGAATCTGGAATGTACGACCGCTGGACAAAGCACATCATTAGAATTTATCCCTCTTTCTTTGGTGATTTCGACATAACTATCAGCGGCCCGAATTACCGAAACATCAAAGATTATATCATCGAGGTTTTTCTTAACGCATTAGATGCAGAAATCGAGGAGTAACCAAATGTTATGCTTACTACAATTCCACGGAAAAATTTCCAAATCCGGCGTGCATCTTAAAATGTACAAAATCAATCCAGATGACCCTTACAACTTCGTCTCTCCTGAAATGGTCGAATGCCATATTTGCAATAAATCGCATTCGCAATTGTATATCGTTATCTGCAAACCACAAAACATGTTTAGCTATTGGGTTGTGTTTCGGTATAACAACGAAGACCGCGTGCCAGATCTAAGTGTTCCAATTGGCGTCGCCAAAATCCCATGCGACGGCCGCAAATTGTCCCCCGAAGATAACGCAACTTATTGGCACCGCAGCTAAAGGAGAATTTCAATGTGCCTCGCAAATCTCACAGAACCAAAAACCCTAACAGAGAATATCTTTGTCTACAAAATTGTCGCAAGAGAGGACGCATATCACGATAAGCCTTTTCGAAGCCTCTATCGACCCCAGGTAAGGATGCCACAACAACATGACGGATATGATTATGGTCAAGTATACCTCTATCCGTTATACAAAAAACTCACAAGTCGATTCCCAGGGTTTTACTGTTACCCAACCAAAGAAATCGTGATCTCCATTGCTCAAGACATTAACCAATATACAACTCTTTGGCTCAAAATTCTCAAATGCTTCATTCCCGCAGGAACCGAAGTGATCTTCGGTAAAGATCTTCGACATGCACCCGCTCTCTTAACGCCTACTTTAATCACCTGCTCTCTCCATAAAATCCCCAAAGGTTCTCGCTTAATCTAAAGGAGTTTGAAATGCGTAGCGCAGATGACACGATTCTTAATCCAATTCGCATTGCCGATTTGGACATTGATAACATGACTCTTGAGGAACTTGAGGAATTTGTCGCGAAATGCCGCGGCCTGTTCTACAAGCCCGCGAAAGTTCCAAAAGAAAAGAAACCTAAAAAAGAAAAGAGTCAAGACGAAGTCACGGTTATTTCCATCGACGATATTGAAGGAGATCTTGGATGAACATTGATCCGCGAATTAAATGGGCGCGTAACCTACGTGCGCTAAACGACCCGACAACTTGTGGGTTTCTCGAAGCGATTGTTTCCTACATGCAATACAACACCGAGAGGCATAAATACACTTTAAAAGAGTTTCTCCGCTTGATTTTTAAAGAAGATTACGAATTGTTTTTCCCGGACAAAACTAACTAAAGGAGATTCCCAAATGGCAAAGATCAAAAAGACAACATACATTAATGCAAAACAACTAACTCCTGGAAGTATCGTGTTTGTTCGAATGCCGATTCCAGAATCAACAAAGGATGAAGACGTGTTTCTTCCAGCTAGGGTTATTGGATCTAACTCTACTGACGCATGTATATGCCTACTTTCCCCAATGGATCTTTATGTGCCAGTAGAAAGTTTGTATCAACAATCTTGAAAGGAATATCATGTTACCAAGAATACTAAATTATCTCAAACCCACGATTATCATGATCGAGGACTTTATCTTGAGTGTTTGTTTTGTAACAATCTTCATGCTCCTCATTTCCTTATTTATTCGCGGTTGCAGCAAACTACTTTTCTAATGGGAGGTTATCATGAGCAAAACTACAAAAGAAGTAACTTACATTCCCGCTTCGCGGCTTCACATAAATGACGATAATGTCTATGTTCGCGTCGTGTTTCCTGACGCGATGGACAACGACGAAACTTTTCTTCCCGCGACAATTATTGGATTTACGGCCGTCGTGGTCTTAGTCAAAGTCGCAACGAATATTGACATCTTCGTGCCTCGGAGATGCGTATACAAACGTGCAAGAAAAAACTCAACTCCAACAACTATTAAGGAGGTTTCCAATGATAAAGATGCGGCATGACAACTTGCTTGTCAAGCGAATTCCCACTCCCGAAACAACCGAGTCGGGTCTTTACATCCTCGGCCGTGAGAAACCGCAGCTTGGGAAAGTCGTTTCTTGCGGCCCAGAGTGCCCAGGGATAAATCCCGGAGATATAATCATGTTCGGGAAATTCACAGGCACCGAAATCGAACCCGATACACTTCTACTTAAATTTAAAGATTGCCTAATCGTAATCGACAACCTTAATTTGGAGGAACCTAAATGACAGAATTTCCCACAGAGTGGTACGACAATTCATCATTAACAATCTTCGATATGTGTGAAAGGAAATACTATTGGTCACGAATAATTAACTCCACCGGCTACACCGGACATGCATCAATCGCCATGCGTTATGGTGAATGCATGCATACGGCCTTGGAAATTTACTACAACGTTAAAATCAAAGATCTTACTAATCGTGAACGGCGGCATGCCGCACTTCGTGCATTTTTAAATAAATACAGATCTCTTATCGGCGATTGCACAGAAGTAGGTTATACAATCCAACACGGTGTTGTGACTCTTGAGAGATACTTTGACTTTTATGCCCCCAAAGATGAATTGTTCACGCCCGTTGGAAGTGAGATGGGATTCCTATTTTACATAACCCCAAGATCTCATGAAGATTTCAGGCCGATTCCATTTATCATTCGTACAGATGGCATTTTCAAACAACAAGATGAGACATTTATCATTATGGAAACAAAAGTCACGAAGCGGCCACGGGAAATGCTTCAAAAAGTTTCCATTGATCGTCAACCGCAAGGATATGTTTATGGCGTCCGAACCGCGACAACTCAAGCCGTTCTTGGAACTCTAATAAATGTCATTGGAGTTTACGTAAATCTCGACACCCGCGAAGACGAAGATTTATTCCATCGTGATCTTGTTACTTGTTCCCCAATCGACGCCGAAATTTGGCGGGAGGAAACAATCGCGAAAGTCACCCGCATTCGCGAACTCGCGAAGAAATCACACGTGCAACCGCATAGGGTTTATTCCCGATCAACATGTAGCTGCATGTCGTTTAATAAACTTTGCGAATTTTACCCAATGTGCAAGCACAATGATCCGTCAATAGCGACAGCTATTGGCTTACAGCCAAATACTTGGCATCCACTTAAAGAACAAAAGCCATAAAGAAAGGATTAGGCATGAATACAACTAATGAAGTTACCCGCACTGAACGTGGTTGGTCTGGGCATTTTATAGCCGCATCAAGATGCTTATTTCGACGGAATACTCTACTTGTATATAACAATATCCACATCGTTGTTTCAACCGTAGGTAACTACCAACCAAATTTAAATACACATACCTCCGAAGAAATCGGCCCAAATCGTTATTTTGAGACCATGGTCTTTAAAGCAAAACATGATGGTACTTATTGGGATGCGGATGTTAAGAACGAAATTGGCTTCGAAAGCCCCTGGGAGTTATCAAACGACGTTGATGGTAACCAAGTTAACCAAATGCATGAGGATGTCGTTACGGAAATAACCAATAAGCTCCTCGTGGGAGAAATCGTATGAAGTATATTTTCGTGAAGAAGACGCTTTTGTCCGTTGGCTTGATCTCGTGGTTATACACCGGCTCCCCGTCGCCGACGCCAATAATGTCCTATACACCTTATCAAACACCGACGGCTAAAATTGTAGAGCTATATATACCAGCGCAATTACCGACTCCCTCAGCAGAATGCATTTCTGTGCCTGTTCATGGAGCGTTATCTACTGTAGGAACACGGTATTGTGTTTGTTGCAGTAAATACCGTTGGCACGTTTGGGGCCGCCAAGCGCCGACAAAAGAAGAATATTACACCACATGTATTTGTCCAGAATAAATCACAACTACTCAAAGGAAAACTTGAATGATGACTTACACAAAAAATGAACTCCTTACTGCAATCGAAAAAGGAATAAAAAAATGGGAATCCGTGGTGGCCGGCGGCCCGGAATATGGTGCGAAGGATTGCGCATTATGCCAGATGTTTCTTAAATATAATAACCTTGATAATAATTCTTGTGACGGTTGTCCAATCTACCTCGATACGCATAGACCCTTTTGCGAAGGTACACCATACGTAAATTGGACTAATGGTCCTGATAACGATGAAGATGATACAAATAATAGTTACTCCCCCAAACAAATCCAAAGCGCTTTAGATATGGTAACTTATCTTAACGGATTATTCATTCGCTTCTCAAACGATGAAATTAAAATGGAGGAGTCATGAAAGAACCTTGTATGTGCGGTGATCCAGCTTGTGGCTTTTGCGGCGATCCGCAAAGCGAAAAAGAATACGATATAATCATGACATATTTAGGATCATTATTCGATGATTATCCTGAGATCATCGACACTTACGCCCTTGCGGAAGACATCTTTAAGCGATTGACCAAAAGTCAATCAACGGCCGCGCAACAATTATATCTTTCCCTCCTCGCTCTTGCAAGAGAATCTAACTAGAAAGGATAAATCATGCTCTACACTGGTGATCGCTTAAGTGACATTCTATCAACAACTTCGTCAATCGCCGTAATCGGCAAGCCGTTTACAGGCAAAACAACTTCAACAAAATCATTGATAAAGATCATCCCAGAAGATAAGTGGATTTATTATTTCGATTGGGATAACAAAGCGATTCCAATAATCGTTGATGCACAAAACAACTGTTACTCGCATCGCTTGAAAGTTTTTCGTTATAATCGCGGCGGCGTCGGGGCGATCGCGAACAGCGAATCCACGCCGCGGCAGGCAAACACCTTCATGGAATTTATTAATGACTATGTCGCCCTTACCCAAAAAGTAAATCCCCAAACCGGCGACTGGAAAACCGACGCAACCGAAATCCCTGGCGTTATCGTCATCGACTCGATGTCCTCAATGAGTGACCATATTTTGGAATTTGTCCTCTCCCGCCTCGGCCATGATCTCGGTGCCCCAAAGACTGATTCTCGTGGGGATTATGGAAAACAAATGTCCAAAGTCGTCGAAACGGTCCGGGCGCTAAAAGCGCTTCCTTGTCATACGGTATTTATCTTCCATGAAGTAACCATTCAAAATGAAATCACGTCGCTTGTCCAAGTCTTGCCCGCCGTCACCGGACAACTCCGGGATACGATTGCCCGTGAATTCACGGTTGTTGTTCGGGCAATAACTAAATCCGCGGGCGGTGGCAAAATTGAATACCTTTGGCATACCAAACCCGTCGGCCAAACGGCATGTGCAGGAAGCACATTCCTAACTCCCGAACAAAACGCTTTACTCCCCGAGTTTATTCCCCAGGATTTCGCAGTTCTTTTAGGAAAGAAATAAATGAGCCAAATATGACTGACTAAGAGAAGCATGGCTAAAGGAAGAAAACTCACTTGCGCAGCGTAATGGAGAAATGCGATGTACGACAGCAGAATTGACACGTTGATTCACATTCAAACTGTAGCTCGCTATCTACATCAAGTCGTAGAGGATTTACTTGCACGAGCAGAGCACCACGATGCATCAAAACTACAGACACCGGAAAAGGAAGCGTTTGATATCGCTACGCCAAAGCTACATGGTTTGACATACGGAAGTGAAGAATATCGGGCTGCACTACGGGAGATGAAACCTGCGATTGAGCACCATTACTCTCTAAATCCACATCACCCTGAATTCTACGGTCATGATGGAATTGACGGCATGTCGTTGGTGGATCTAATCGAAATGCTGTGCGATTGGAAAGCGGCTACGGAACGCCACGACGACGGAGACATCAAGGCTAGCCTGGAACACAACGAAGAACGGTTCAAGATCGGAGGCCAACTCGGGATGATCCTACGCAATACGGTGGACCGGTTTGGTTGGTGATGGAGGAGTGAGATGGCCGAGGAATATAAATTGATCCACGAGCAACAAGAAAAGTGGAAGTTAGAGGCGCAGCTCGACAACATCGAGCGAGTATGTAGAGGTGAGAATATCGCTAGCCACATGCAAGAATTACCACCTATCGCTGCCGTGATTGAATTACAAACCACCATCGCCGAGCTTCGTGAATCTCTTAAAATCGCCCGACTTCGCGGCATCGAGGAAGAGCGGGCTCGGTGTGCAGGAATTGTCAGGCGCTATCGAGTTGGACTTAGGATGGCGGAACGCATTTGCGACGAAATCGAACGAGGTGAATAATGCTTGGGATCTTTTTTCTTGGATTCTTTAGCGGCTTGTTATTCGCAGCTTTTTCTTTTTTTGTTTGGCTCTGTCTTGTGTTAAGTTCTTTATGGAAGTCTTCTTCGGAGGAAAGTGATTGGAGTAAATAAATGCCTATAAATCTCCGTATTGTACTTGAAGATATTCAACAAATACAAATTACAATCGGGAGACAGAAAGATTTAATCAAACATCTCATGCACGATTGCCCAGAGTGCGTTACGCAATTTATACTTGCAACTAACTCTCTTGATAGTGCGATTGAATATCTTATCGCGGCCGAACGGAAAGTTAATTCGATTATTACAAAGCTATGAATAGAGGTAGTTAATGATCTTAATTCGCGCCCCGCCGAATCGCAATGGTTGGCAATCCATTTTTCACTAATCAACTTCTAACCAAATTGGAGTATTTATGAGACAGCAAGTCGATCTTTCCCAAGTTGACCTCACTGGAACCATGGAAGATGGAATCTATATCGCAACCATTAAGCACATGGAACGCAAACCCGCTAAGAGCGGTAATCCAATGAGGACTTTGACGTGGGCTATTTCCGATGGCCCGAACCTCGGCCGCGAGATTCGCTATGACAATCTCGTTCTTTCGGGAATTAATCAAAAAGGCGACCCAATTCAACCTATTCGCCTTGCGCAACTCTTGGTTGCTTGCAAAATCCCCTTTACTTGTGAGGAATGTGCCGGCGGCCCTGGAATTCAAGATGACCGTATTCACACAATCACAATCGGCGACGGCACAAACGGTAAGAAACGTGGTCATGTGTATTGTGAAAATGGCCATGAGTTACGCATTGATTTCGACGATGACACGCTCCTCGGTGCATCCTGCCGCGTCGAAGTCGCTACCGAAACAAACGACAAAGGCCGTTCGTATAATGTAATCAAGCGTTACTTGTCGCTCGATTAACCGCATTTTTAATAGGGGGACCACCCGGTCCCCCTATTCCTTTTATTGGGAGGATTAAATGCATTGTCCGAAAGTCGAATGCCTTAGTGATAAGATCCGTACAACAAAGACTTTAACGTATGGCAACGAACAATTCCCACGGCGGTATACCGGGAAGAATATCACTTATCGCCGTCGGCAGTGTTTGGCTTGTAATTTTACGTGGTACACAATCGAACTGGAAGAATACATCTTTCAGACGCAATTTCTTAAATGAGGAAATAGATGTACACAAATAATTGTGGCGGGCCGTCTTCCGGGCGCTTGGTAAATTATTTATACACCCAAGCGTCTTTTAAATATCCACTCTCGCGATTATTTTTTGGTATTCTTGCCCAAGCCATTCATGATGTAAGTAGAGAAGACAAAGTGGAAGAAGCGTCCACGGAAGATGCGCAATCATGGTTCCTAACCACCGATACAACGTTTGAGACAATCTGTGATATTTTAGAGCTAGATGCTATTCGAATCCGAAAGGAGATTATAGATGCCATACATTCCCGGCGAAGGCCCCAAAACGGCCACAATGGCAATCGTGGCCGAAAAGCCCTCGAACCATGAAGTAATTGCGGGAAGACCACTTGTCGGCCCGTCAGGGCAACAATTGAATTCAATTCTAACAAACATCGGCCTTCGAAGATCAGATGTATATATAACCAACGCCGTTAAGAATGTTACAACTATTGCTAATCCAACTCACGAAGAAATCGCAATTGAACTCCCTGCGTTGTGTAAAGAACTTCACGCATTACCAAACCTAAATTGCCTTGTACCGCTTGGCGAAAGCGCGTTGTTAGCGTTGTCGAATTTTCAATTGTCTGGAATTTCATCACTCCGCGGCAGCGTGATTCCTTCGTTTATTGGTCCAAAAATGGTGCCGACTTTCCATCCCGCATTTTACATGCGCGGAAAATGGGAATATCGCTCGGTTGTTCAATTTGATCTAGACCGCGCAAAAGTAGAATCCACATTTCCCGAGATCGTCAGGCCGAAAAGAGCTTATTATTACGACCCATATCACATCCAAACGGCCTTAGAGTGGGTTAAGGAATTGACTAAAACCGCAAAACACACAGGCCAAATGGCGTTCGATATTGAACTCCATCGCAACGGCGTGATTAACTGTATTAGTTTCGCTCCCATGCCGTCGGTTGCTTATTGCTTTCCTTTGCGCCACACGGACGGCCGCCCATATTGGTCCATTACTGATGAATGCGTTATATGGCGGTTAATTAATCAACTATTGAATATCCCTAAGATTACTTATATTTCCCAAAACGGCCTCTTTGACACCTGGCATTTGTGGCGGCATGGGATTAACATCCCTGAAATGTCCCATGGATTTGATACAATGTACGCGCATCAATTACTTTATCCTGACTTCCCGCATTCACTCGCATATCTAACTTCGATATTCACAAACGAACCATATTACAAAGATGAAACTGGTATCTGGAGCACAACTAAGATGCCCCAAGATGATCGTTTCTGGATTTATAATTGCAAAGATTCGGCCGTGACCCTCGAATGCAAACTCGCCATTGAAGCTGAACTTAAAGAAGAACAGCTATTCGACGTGTATACTCACGAAGTTCACAAGCTCTGGGAACCACTTTTATCTATGCGTAAAAAAGGCATCCATGTTTCTCGAAACACTCTCCAAGAAGTTAGACAAGAAATCGCAGCGACAATCGCCAAACACGAAATGGATATTGCGGCCCGAATCGGCTTTAAGCTTAATACTCGTTCACCATTAGATATGGCGAAACTATACACGACACTTAATATCAAACCCCGATTAACTCCCAGCGGCCGTGTTAAAACCGACGCTGAGGAGATTATGTACATGGCTCATAAGTATCCTGAGCAACGAGATATATTACTCATGATTCATGAACTTAATACAAACCGCACACTCCGCGACGGCTTCCTTGGAATTTCCCTTGATCCTTACGACTTTTATCATCCATATTATATTCCCCACAAAACAAAAACAGGCCGCCTGGCCTCAAAAGGCTCTGATAGCGGCGGCCCGCAACTACAGAATATCCCTGCCCGCTTACGAAAAGTATTCATCCCTGATGATCCTTCTCATGAATTTACTTCTTGCGATTTAAAGCAAGCTGAGGCAATGATTGTTGCTTGGATGGCGGAAGACGAAATCTTGATTAACGCATTTCTCAACGAGAAAGATGTTCATAGAGTTAATGCCTGCATTCTTTTCCGTAATTGGACCAACCCGAAAGAACTCCCGCCTGATTCAATGCTTGATAGCATCCGCGAGAACTGCGACGCTTGCGCAAATCTTGGAATCCATAAATGCAATCATTCCGAGCGATACATCGCTAAACAAACAGGCCATGCATCATCGTATTTAGTTGGCCCTCGAAGATTTTGCTCAGAGCAGATAAAGAAAGGTTTGTCTTTTTCCGAGGCCGATGCAAAGAAATATCTTACATTACTCGTCTCCGACGCTAAACGCCATTGGCACGCGGACGTAGAGCGGCAGTTAAAATCAACCCGCATTCTCACAACGCCGCTTGGAAAGCGACGAACATTCTTCGGCATTCCCGATCACGATATGCTCCGAGAAGGATTATCGTGGCTCGCCCAGGCGACGGTCGCGCAGATCACAACTCGTGCGATGATCCTCTTTAATGATCGCTATAAAGAATCCCCAGAGCAAGCGCGAATTGTTACCCAAACTCACGACTCGCTTCTTATTTCCCACAATCGCGATCTTCGCGCAGAAGTGATGTTGGCGTTAAATCTTGCATTCTACATTCCATTAACTATCAACGGCCGCGAACTAATCATTCCTTTAGAATTTCAATTCGGCGAAAATTGGGGGGAAGTATAATGAATCTTACTTACGACGCCAATAGAGAAATTATCATTTATACTTGTATAACTTGTAGGAATATATCCGAGTATTATGTAGAATATGTAACGCCAACACTTCCTGTAATTATTGGTAGCAAAGCTATTCATTGGGTCCCCAACCCCGCAATTTGTACTTGTGGTCACTCGATTCTTTGGCACCCACAAAACTACGGCTGTTGTTTACCTACACAATTTCAAGAATGCAATTGTTACCAATTTACTCCAATGCCGGATTCAAGCCTTTCTCATGAAATGGGTTATATATGCAAGAATTGCTACTCCCTAGCGCCGTCTATTTCTCAATTAAATGATTTTCTCTTGTCGCTCCGACATAAGAGTTCCTCATGAGTAGCGATATTTGCCCAAGTGGGAAGATTCGTTATTTCTCCCGCAGCGAAGCATATATCGCCGCGAGGAAATTTCGTAAACCAACAAACGGCGCAGGCCGCCTTCGACCTTATTTATGTCCTTACTGTAAATACTGGCACTTAGGACATGGTTATGAGTTGGATAAGTGACTATTTAGAATATACAAAAAACCAAGAATCTCCTACGAGATTTCACATGTGGACAGCGATAGCGACTATCGCGGCGGCTTTGGGAAGAAAGGTGTGGCTCGACCGCCGCTCAGGAGGGGTTACACATTATCGAATTTACCCAGGACAATTAATGATCGTGTTAGTCGCCGACTCCGGTCGTTTACGGAAATCAACGGCGATTCGATTAAATCAAGAATACGTAAAGGAGGCAAACATCCGTGTGATAAAAGGCAAGTCCTCGCCCGAGGCGTTCTTAATGCAACTTGATCCACACTCCAATTCTATGAACGATAGCGTTGCATTCTTAGTCATTTCGGAATTAAGCGTATTCCTTTCAAAACAAACATATGCAGAGCCGTTAATCGACTTACTCACCGATCTCGCGGACGCCGATGATGTGTTTGAATATACAACTAAGAAAGATGGTAAAGTCAAACTTCTTCGGCCGTGTATTACAATGCTTGCAGCAACCACGCCCGTTGGCTTAGGCGAGAACATCCCTGCTAAAGCCCACTCAACAGGATTTATGTCAAGAGTCCTTTATGTCTATGCCCGTGAGACAGATAGGTGCGATGCACTTACCGATGTCGAAGATAAACACGTTGATTTTACTGAAGTCAAACGCATGGAAGAAATCCACAAACACTTACTTTCCTCAATTCAATCCATAAGCCAACTCGCGGGGCCATTCACTTATACTAAAGACGGCCGGGACTGGTACGAAGCGGCGTATAAAGATTGGGTAAATTCCTCCCAAGGCAAAGGCGAAGGCTATCCATCTCGAAGGATGGAGCACTTGCTTCGCATCGCAATGGTCTTGGTTGTGACCAATTCCCAAAATTTAATCCTCGATGAACGCTCACTTAAGGCTGCTGATATGGCGCTCCAGAAAATAGAAGCGGAGTTCCCTTCGGCTTTTGCCTATATTGGAAACTCCGCTGCTAGAGATCGGGATGTGATTTTAAATACTCTTCGACAAAACGGCGGCAAACTCCCTCTTTCTGCGTTATACGGAAAGATCTGCAATCATTTCAACTACGTCGATGATGTCGCAAAAACCCTAAATATGATGACGGCAGCAGGTCTAATCACTTTTTCAAGAATGCCAAATTCTAACGACGGTGTTTATTCCCTAACCGCCTCGTCACTAATCGGCCGTTGATCGCAAGTATGCTTAATGTCCAACGCCGTTCCAAAATATTGCTGCCCGCAAATCGGACAAGTACAAACCACCAAAGTCGAATATCCCTTTTTCTCCAATTCCATAACCTTCTCCTATGGTCTAAGTAATTGCTCCATCACCGAAAGTTTCTCAGTTTTATTTTCTGTCTTTACCCTCCCCTTAATTGCCGAAAGTGACCGCTTACCAAACACAATTCCATCTTCCCTGGCTTCGGCCAGAAGCGCATTTGCTAAATCAACTTGTCCCCCTTTGAGAGCGTTTTGAATATCTGAAGCATATTGCGAACGCAAGAACCAAATTGATGGAGAAAGATTTAATCCTCTTGGGATTATTGCATTCAGCCCACGATCAGAAATCGGCTCGCCGCCAAGGGTCGTGAATCTTCCTTGCAACGCTTCGGCCGTCGCCTCAAACGCTGACAACACAAAAGGAGACACACCGCGTAATACATGCCTAAAACCTTTATACGGCGTACCTTTCGCCGCTTCAACCATGGGGCCGACAATCATTTCTGCTAAAGAACTGAATGTCGGCCCCATCATTGTTGAGGCAGTACTTGCAATTAAATCCTGCGGAGTTGTTCCTTGCATGATCTTTGGTAAATTAAACGGGTCCATTGCTTGAGTTAGATCAATTCCTTGTGGAAGATAAGGAATCACATTTTGCATAAACGGACTATTGAATAATCCTGTTTTATCTAACGCCCACATAAATCCTGGGCGTTCTGGAATCCTAATTCCTGATTGCAAGAGCATGTTACGAACCATGCTATAAAACGGAACCGCTCCACCCATAACTCCCGCGCCGCCAACAAGCCACAACGCACTAAGCGCGTATGCAAACCCCGCTCTATCATGCTTAGCTAAATCCTTTAGTAATGTGGAATAACTAATCATGTATGTCTTGAATTGCCCAGTTAGTTTCCCCATCGCGCCGCCGCCAAATATAGGTGGTCGATTCAATGAGGAATAATTAAATTGTGTAGCGTCAACTACAGCATTGCCATATTCTTGCGCACGGGCAATAGCATCACGGCCTGGCGCATCTACGTCAGCACGAAATAACTTAACGACTTTATGCGGCACAAAATCCTTTTCCATTGCCGCTAAACGGCCGCCGTGATATGCAATTACGCGATTGAATTGTTCGGATTTTGCGGGAAGATAATTCAGAATACTCGTCAACCTCGATGCTGGCGACACGCCAGGGCCGTAAACTTCCGTAAAGTATTGTGATACATCAGGATTAAATGCCCCGGACTCTACGGCTTCTTTGTATGCCTTTTCCCAATTACTAAGTGTATAACCTACAGCCCGAAAGTAATTTTTTGGTTTAACCACAGGAAGTAGTGTTAACATCGTTTGAGGAAGATTGATTAATGGAAATCGTACAGGAAACAAGAACAACTTTGAATATGCCTGCAACGCCATAAGGCCAGTTACGCCGTCGTGAAGTTGTTTCATGTCTATGGGCAATTTCCCAAACATTCCCCGCATACCATTGGCGAGTTTCAATATCCCTCTATCGTAACCAAATCCCACCGCCCCACGTTGAATATTAACCCACTGCGTTAGTAAGTCGGATAAGTCAATAAGTGATTGCCCATGCATTCGCGTGGTTGGATCTTCCGCGAGTTTCTTGCCTTCCTCGATTAATACTTTTTGCAATGGCCGCGTGTGCGCTCGCACATAATCCATGTATCTTTTAAAAAAGACCTGCCGCAAATAGTATTGCGTCGCCTTCGCGGCGTCTACGCCGTAGCCAATTTCTTCTTCAGGATGAACTACATTTCTTCCTTCTTCACGGGGTATATTCCAAACCGCCGAGAACTGCTTTTTCCCAATTTGATCCTTCAACGGATACGCTCTTTGTGCTTGAGAAACTTCAAGCGCATCAATTTTCTTCAATCGAGCTTCTAAAATCTGCATAGTCTCCGCAACTTCAGGATGACTTGCTTTCTCAATATCCGTCATATCATTAAAGTCGTCAAGCAACTGCAAGATCTTTGTCCTTTCTTGCACAAGCGGTTGCTTGGTCATATATCCATCAATGAACTTCGCGGTCGGGTCATGACCCATAAATATATCCGTATGAATCAAACCGTTTGTTGCTTCCGAAGCAAGAATATCCATTTGCGAAGCATTTTTAGGATACGGCATCTTCATTCGTTTAAGATCTTGCAATTCTTGCATTCTACGAACAACTCCACCTTCGGTGGAATCTATGCCGAATAACTTAAGAACGCCTGGAACCACTCGGTTATATCCCGAGAGCATCTCGAACAACTCATCCGTCAACCCCCGCCATTCTCTTACAAGCGGGTCCCAAGCCGCATTTTGTTCTGCTTCCGGTAAAGTCTGCACGAGTGTTTGTGTCCAGTCATTTAAATCTGGATCAGTACGATTCACGGTTTGTTTCAAAAATTCTACGTGTTTAAAAAATTGTTGTGTACTCACCACGTCGTCAACGCCAGCGCGGGTTAGAATATCACCCATTTTTTTCGCATAATCTGGCATTTGTTTATTGAATAACTCACGATACATACTTGCCGTGTCGGCAAGGTTGGCAATGTATCGTGGGTCGTTCGCGGCGTCCGTCATCAGGCGCATGCGGGCTGTCGCCTTTGCCCCTTGAGAATTGAAGAACTCCCCCGAAAACCAACGCATGTGCGGGTTATCCCGCATGCCTAAATTCGGGTCTGTATTTAGACCACGGGTGAAATTCTGATCGAAGTGCTCGGCGGCGGCTTGCACCACGTCGTCGCCCGCACCGATCGGTGGGACCGGAATTTCCTTCGCGTACGCCCCGAGTAACTTTCCTACTCTTGCCGCCATATTCTCCGCATTTGGGGCCGCCGCAACTTTCGCAATCGCTTCCCCAAGATCACCACCGAGTTCACTTAGTAGACTCATTATTACCTCTATGGAAATATGTCCCAATCCCTAACGCAAACGGTAACATCGCCCGAAACATTGCGGCCGCTTTTTTCGCAGGAGCTTTTGCAAGACCTAAAATTATAGCATGAATAAGTGAGGCATCTATACCTGCATATTCCTCTTGTAGACCTGTTATTTCGTCAAAATTCGTAGTCATACTAGGTACTTTCTTTAATGCAGCATACTTCATATCAGTCGCTGCTTGCATAAGCCCATTCATGTACTTTAATGGTATTGGGTATCCTTGTGCAGCATTTTCATCTATCATATCTGTAAGTGCTCTTGCATATGGCATGCGTTCGAAGAAATAAGGCACACGTCGATATGGGTTATAAAAACCCTCATTCATAACTCGTTGGCCTGCATGAGTCACTTCGTGTAACATAAGCTCGGCCGTACATGCCCGTATAGCCGCATTTCGAGCAGCCGTATTCGACATGTCTGCACGCATGAGTAAATCGGCTAATTTATCTAAGAACACCGGCATATTTATATTAATCTCCCTATCAGGACGCACATACTGTCCAATAACCTCTAGGGTTGGATTGGAGATTAATTTTACAGTAGGAACATTTTGGGCCGCAGGAAAGCGTTCGAATACCCATTTAACGGCCTGTAACATTGACTTGAAATATGGGTGATCTTTATAAGTACCCCAAATCGGTTCACTTCTCGCGGTGTCTATAAATTTCTCATATGCCTCAGGTTTAGCTGTAAAAATACCAGGGGGAAATACCCATTCGGTATGTTCTTCGAACATATTTCCGGGTAATCTACCTACAGCTTGTGACATCCCCGATATTGTGTTACTCAACACCGTTCTATGGGATTGTAATGAGTTAACAACATCAGGTTCATGTAATATCGGAGTATATGTCTTTTGTACAAGAGCATTTGTATGCTCTGGTTCCCAAACGCCAAACCAGTTCTTCGACCCTAAAGTCGCGGTTTGGGGAATTGTGAAATTTATATCCGAAGGTTCTATAGGAAAAACAATTTCCGGCTTAATTACCTCCGGCTCAAACGGCGGCCCGCCAAGTGCGTTTATTTTATTCCTCGCCTCGAATCTTGCACGAGTGCCTTTAAGCAAATCAATACCTTTAGGTAATGGGAATTTAATCGGCGTGGTTCCACCGCCGCCAAACCACGGCGTTGTTTGAACTAATTCCCTAAATGCCGGTGTCGGTTCTTCAACCATTTTTGCGGTTGAATGTAATTCTAATGGTGACGGTTGCGTGGGATCACCAACAAACGTCATGCCGCCACGTAAAGTCGCGGGTTGCTGCTGACGATATTGCAATGGTAATTGTTCTTCAGTGATTCGCTCGGAGAAGATAGTCGTTGCTGGCCGTTGAGGATTTGTGGTTAAAAGATCATCTATCGAACTCGACACACTACCTTTTAAACCTGTCTTTATACCAAGTTGTTCTTTTGTAAAAAGTGGAATCTGCTCCCCTGGATTCGCGCCTTCTACAACTAAATTAGGATGCTGCATAAACGGAAACTCACCTTGCGTCTCGTATGCTTGCGCAAATGGCGACGGCCGCTGAGTTCCAACATCTCGCATAAAAGAAAATTCCCCTTGAGTTCCAGATGGGGCAGTACGATCTAAGCTCTCTGCCCCTGCCCCCATTACCCAATCATCCGGCGCATTATTTGCCCGCTCTGCGGCGTCTCTAGAAAGCGACGACGTAAACCACTTCTGTGCAGATGCACCTAATCCCGCTTTCTTAGCCTTTTTAAATATCATCCCAACGGTTTCATCCGGTTCAAGTTTATACCCCTGCTTCTCCAGATATTGAACCGCATTTGAAACCGCTGGAGTGCCAAGCCAGCGAGTTATAGGATTACTAAATATCGACTGAATAACGGGATTCTTAACTTCCTTATTCGCAATCTTCTCAAACATCCCCGTTACGGCCCGATTGCGGAAAATCGTTGGGATTATCAATCCCGCCGCGCCAGAAGCGAATAAAGCATTAACAGCAGTATCCTTTGTATCATGCCCAGTTAATAACCCAGCTCCACCCACTTCCACGCCTGGTGCAAGAACCCTTCCTGCCCAATTAGCGATACCTAATCCAGTTTTTAAGGCATTCGCTGACACTAGATCAACGGGCTTTCCTTCAGCCAAGGCCCACATTAAGCTATTCCCAAGTTTTGCACCTTTCCAAAATGACCCACCAACTTTAGCGGCTTGGGCACCCATAGATAAAGGCACAGAAACATGCGCCGTAAGCCGACTAAGTAACGGAGCGGTATTCATTCCCATTAAACTTGCGGCAATCCACGGCACCGTGCTACTCGCGGATCTTACAGAAAACAACCCACTTCCGATAGTCGGCGTGTCTCTTTGTTCTTTCTCGATAATATCCCGAATCCCCGCATATGTCTTTTGCGTATCTGCATCCTCGAATGGATTCACCGACCGCAGATATGCATATGCCTTACCCATTTCTGCCGGTGCTCCTAGAGCAAAATCTTGCAGAAATGACGGCATTGAAGTATTCAATTTCTCCGTAATTCCTGGCGCGATACTTTCATATTCGCGCATTTTGCGCGGATCAGCCCCAAGGGCTTTTACCGCATCGCCAATTTCCGTTCCCGTTAGTTTTGCGTAACGAGAAATAAATTGCTCAGGAGTAAGTATAGGCATAAATCACTTCTGGAACATGGGGGTATAACGCGGATTATTCACTGGCTCATCCGACAACCGCGGTCCTTGATCTTGAGGATTATCGCTAATAGCCCCTAACTGTGATCCTAGATCACTATTATACATATTATAATAAAGATCATCGAGCATTTGACCAGTTTCAAATGGATCAATATCTTTAATACCTTGTTTCTGTAGTAACTCTCCTGCTGCAATCGCTCGATTATAGTCTAATATTTGCTGTGTTTTTGCAAGATGCGTAAATTCATCAGGGGATATAGTTGCATTCGCCGCTTGTTTGGCTTTAACTTGTAAACTAATAGCATTTGCGGCGGCACGTGCGCTAATTACTCGTGGATCAAGTTCTATAACTTTCATACTCGACTGCAAAATCTTTTGTACTTGTTGCCGCTTTTTAAATGCCTTACCCTCCGGCGTTCGTTGTTCGGCCGCGAGATCTTCCGTGGCTTCATTCTCATTTCGGAGCCGTCGTGCATTCTGTCGTGCATAATCTACTTGACCTATCAACAAATCTCTTTGGTATGCTTGATACTCAGGATCGCTTTCAATGTCATTTTGAAATTGTTGATGGAGCGTCAAGGCATTTTGATATGCATTTCTAGCAAGCAGCCCTTGGCGTTTAAGTTCAAGATACTCTGGACTATTTTCCGCTTGGGCACCCTTAGACAAGGCGTCATAATAAAGGACCTTAGCCTTGGCTTCGTTTACAGCACTTATTGACTGCTGGCGAAGCATCTCTAGCGCTTCGGGTGTGGACAAGAATTGCCCTTTGGTTGCAATTGCCTCTCGCGATTTTGTCATTGCCTCGGCCTCACGCCGTTGCAATTGCCCTGATTGATATGCCATCAATTCTTGGGCCGTCGGTTCCCGCGTTGAATCACCGAATAATCCATGAACACCAATACCAGAGCTAATATCTGGCGCGCCTGTATAACCTAATGCAAGAGCGTCTTTCAAAGTCCCTGATTCAGTTACTTCTTTGGCCGCAGGATACTTATTTCCCAAAGTTGCATATCCAAGAACATCCGTAAGAGTTGGCATTGAGATACTCCTTTATAGGTAACTTGCGCCCATAGAACCAGCCGCGCCGCCAAGTTCCGCACCGATCATTGCCCCAAGCGGCGTGCCAAAACTTCCTACTAAACCACCCAACAACGATCCTGCGCCGGGAAGAATCGACTTTCCAAACATTCCCTGCATAGATTTCTTTTTCATATCAAATGCTTTCTTCGTATCCGCAGACGATTGATACGCCGCCGCGATTCCCGGCCCGGATGCATATGCAGAAAACAATTGCGGAATTAATCCCATTTGCCGATTCACGTCGCCGAGATACGCAGAGTTATTAATCGACGACTGCAATTGTCGATTATTCCACGCCTGCATATCCGATGGCATGCCTTGAAACATATTCGATCCTAATTGCAATTTCGGAGAACTCACGCCGAGCATTTTCTGGAGTTCATCTAATTGCGCATTGCGTGTTTCAATTGTCGGCGTCCACCAACTTGTCGAGGCGGGAAGCATATTCTTCGTCGCAAACGCCGGCATGCCATTCTGACCCGCGAGGAAATATGGAGAAGGATTATTATAAGTCGCCATTAAAGCACCTCACTCGAATGGATTTGTCCATAGATTATTTGATCCAGATACTTGTGATGCAGAACCATCCGTTATACCTGTTTGAGACGGACTAAACAACGTATTACCTTGCCTCATCATGCCGCTGATTCCACTTCCAACATTCCCCAACATCGTCCCGAACAAATTCCCCAACATCCCTTGTTGCATGGCGACCTCTTTTTGCTTTGCAAGCCGATTCTGCATTCCTTGCTGGCCGTAACCACGCTCGATCATCGTATTTTGGGCCGCGCCAATATCGGTATTTACAAGATTCCCAAGTTGCTCAATCAAGGATTGTTTGAACTGATCTTGTCCTTGCTGAGCTTTCATTAAAGCATCTTGCAGCATTTGGGAATAAGATCCACGCAAAGCGCCTAACCCTTGCGAAGCAAGACCGCTATTACTCATCCCGCGGCCTGCAAGACCGCCAAATAGTTGATCGTATCCTCCACGATATTGCTGTTGAATTTGTGGAAGCGAGTTTCCCAACATCGCCGATTGCACACCGAGGCCGCCAAGAAGACCCAACACTTGCTGCAATCCAGAATTTCGTACATTATACGATGTAGGCATAAGAGTACGAAACAATTCCTTTGTTGTATCCCCACTTGCCGTCCAACTTGATGTCGGAGATTCACCGAATCTATACGATTGCTGCATGAAATCATTCATAGTTAGATAATCCTCTACTATCCCCGTGCGGGTATTTAATCGACGGCCCAAACCCGTATCTAAGTATTCACGTGGATGCCCTGGCAATTTATACTCGCTACTCCAATGACCCTCTAAATTTGGTTTAGCATTTGCTAAGTACGCAGCACGATAGTCATAGTAATGAGCTTTATCATCTGGATTTGGATTAAGGTGCTGTGCCTTCGCTTTTTGGGCATACCAAGTCTGAAATAACGATTCTGTTACTGGATCAAGAAAAGCCGGTAATGCTGTATCAGCCATAAACATGCTCTCCAATCACAGTATATTCAACTTGATAACCCGACAACTTCGGCATTGGCGAATTCGTTAATTCGATTCCATATAAATGCCTGAACTTAATCGTCAAAACTCTCCCAACAAGGCCGATAAAAGTTTCCTCCCGCAATTGTCTATATGGTGTATAACTCCCTCCATCAACTGCGAATGCTACGGTCCACCGTGAATCAGGCACTCCCTGCAATGTTCTTATCGAAGAATTCCCATCAAGCCTAAGACGCTTAAAGACTTTTCGATACGGCCGATCGTCACCTGGAATCGCGTTTGTTTCAGCAAGGCTTATAACAGATATTCCAAGGTTGCTTGTAGGAGTGAACAATTGATACACATTCCCATTTCCACAACCCGCAAGGACAATTGGAACTCCATTAATCATAGACTCAAATAAACACCTCACTCCCGAAACGCAATTCACATAAGTGCTATAAGCTGCTTCCCCTTTAAGCAAGCGATACAAGTCCAAGAGCATAATTGTATCACACGCCGAGCCGCCGGAGGAGCCGTACATAAGGAGTAACGTGTTAGCGTCAGACAAGGCAATTAGTTGTTGGTCAATTAGGTTATCGGAATTATTAATCGTATCTAATAACGCCTTAACAGGCTTGCTAATTATCTGCGGTCGCTGCTGGTCAATAATCTCAAGCCCATGCATCGTCAAGGCGATTAACGTCCCTCCCACGACCGTCGCTACTCGACACCCACGAATCCCGGTTGTGGCATAAACAAGCTGTTTTTCAAAAGTCGCCGGGTCCGTGCCGAGGATTTGATAAACCGCTCGTTGCTGGCCGACAAATAATCGTTGATCGCGGCCTTCAGTAACAAGCCCGATTTGTTTACCACTAACAAGCGCCGTGATGCCCGCCGTAGCATCGGACGTGAAGTCAAGATAATTCCCCCATGGAAAGTATTCAAAATCCCCGGCCCGAGAGAATCTTAATCGCGTTTTATTCTCTGCATCAATAAGCCAAAGAATATTCTGATACATACACCCCCATTCCGATTTCGGGGGAGGATCATTATCCCTAGCGACGTTCAATTGTGGATAAGTGCTCAATACCGTATCTGTTAATGGAGAAATTCTTTTATAGTTAATAATCGTCCCTAAAGCCTGTTCAATAGCTATTGTATCCGTATCAAGATTCCATTTATATTGAACATAAGTAGGTTCATCCGCAATAAGCTCTACAGAGCTTACTCTAAATCCTTTATCACTATTTGTATCCGTGCCAACAAATACAAGATCCGCATGAAACGGCCCCATGTTTATGTTTGCTGTTGTCCACGGAGTTTCAATACCCGTAATTGGTTTTACACGAGTTACGTAAATAGCATTATCGCCTACATGAGCAATTTGATATAATACCCACCCCGGTGACGGCTGCGCAGAGAAACCGTCAAGTAAAATCCCTGACTCCGCCGCGGCTATTACATGATGAACCATTTGTGTATCAGTGAGCTTAATTGCTCCTTCATTAGGATAATCGGAATCGCAAACATCATTAGCGGAGCCATTATAGATCACTGGAAGCAAATGAAAATCCGCGCTGCCGTCGAGCGATGCCCAAATACGAATATGGGTATACCCACTCCCATAATCCAACGTGGGAAGCTGGTTTCCAGTTTCCGCCGCATTATGCGTATAAAAGAACAACGCGATTTCTTCAAACGCTCCAGAAGGGCTTGAGACAGAAGTCGTTAATACGCTATTATTTCCTGGTGGATTATATACTATATTCTTTGGAACTTCGCAAATCGGTGTTGGTGAAGAATCCTTTTTTGTAATAGGATTATAATATGTATATACATACATTCTTCCATTACGTAACTGAACTCCATAATCAAGACGGTCTACATATTCGGCGCAGGCGAAGATAATATGCTCATCCTTTGCCAGGCCGTCAGCAAGCCACTCATCTTGGGGATTACCAACGCCTATTGATGTAATCTCTGTTCCAGGAACGCTAGGAGCTTCAAGATATTTCACAGGCCGATGATTCGGGCCGCGGGTTATGATAAGATAATTCACTAATTCATCTTTATCATAACCCGACACCACGACCATATACGGCGGCTTTAGATTAGTGGGAACTGCATCACCCAAGGCCGTAAAGATGTTTCCCAAAATTGTATGATTCGTAATATCAAGCAAATTCCCGTCTTCATTTACAGCGATAACTTTGCTTGTTCCTGTTGCGTTGCGTTTATAGTCAATTAATCCTAAAATCGCTCTATTCGATGTCGTGCCAAAGATTTGCGTCGCACCATACATTTTACGTATAGTATTCTCTTCTACAAGATCAAAATTCTCCAGAGTCTTAAACGTCCCCAACGGCCGCGACAACTCGCCTTTAGACACATCTATTCCTGCAAGTGAATCCACTTGCAACCATTTAGATAATGGTTGAGGTAGCGGCATGACTCAGCCTCCACAATTACATTCCCCGATAGAATTTGGATCATCAGCACAAATATCGAGGTAGCCACTACTATTAATACACACAAGCTTATTTGTGCTACCTGCAATTCCTTCGACTTTAATACCTGAACTTGTAGATCGCATAGTAGCAGAGCCGTTAGATAATAGTGTTATCTCCCCATCTAAATGACTACCTATCCCCGTTGTTGTATCACCGGAAAAGCCATAAGTAATATACCCATCGTGACCGAGTGTTTGACGGCCGTAAAATGCACCGGTAGGGGCAATCGAAAACGTTGCAACACCCCCCACTGTACCTGTGATAGCAGTACCATTTGAATCAGCTTCGGAATTAAGTTGCAACAACGCCGCGGAACTATTACCGCCGATATTATTCACATATACAACTGGATCAGTTATATCCGCGGCGCTTTGCTGAATACTAAGTGCCGTTGCGCCGCCGTTAGAACCGATATACATAGGGGGAGTTATATCCGACGAAACGGCGTTCAATACTCCCGGCGTCCAGACCGTAGTCGCGCCGCCGACCGTCACTCGGTCAAGTACAGTACTCGCATTAAGTAACGGAGTTGCGGCGTCATTTTTAAGGATAGTAAAATAACTATTCCCACCAGTATAATTAGTAACGATATTCTTGTCAAAAGTAGTCAAAGTTCCAGTAAAACGCTTACTACCGCTAATACTCTGTGAACTATTCGTTACAAGTCCACGAGTCACATTAGGATCAGCGCTAGGAATATTCAAAGTATGAACTCCACTAGCAGCAACCCAATCGGGCGACGTGCCACTACTTCCAATATTAAATGTCTGTGCACTATCCGTCTGGCCGTCAATTGACGTAATACCACTTGTACCGCCAATTGATAGCCACTCAGCGTTACCTGTATTTACGGCCGTTGCGATATACGCCGTGTAATGTGTGCGATCAATCCACATTGATCCAGGAACATAGCCCTCAGTTGTATCGTTATTTGGATCAGGCGCGGCATTCGCGTTTAGGTTCGATTTTATAACCGAATATGTTCCCGCACTCGCGACGTACATGTAGCCGGGAAAAACTGTAAAATCATTATCCACAACTGCACTCGTGGCCGTTGTAGGAATCGTTACGATAAACGATTGTGTAACCCCGCCGCCACTAACAGTTACGGTATAATCCCCTGGCGCGGCATAAAACTGCATTACCCCAAACGGCCCGAGGGTATTTGGATAAACTGTCGTTCCTGTAGAATTTGCATAAACATCCGCAGGTTGACCCGCCGAGGTTAGCACACTAACCGATGCATTAGGAATCGGCCTGCCTTGCGGTCCTCGAACGATCACCGGAGAACATGGATAAAACGTTGTTGCAAAACATGCCGTTGCTACAGACAAACAAACCAACAACACAAAAATCTTTCTCATCGTATCACTCCTTTATCATAGTACACAAGGGGTTTTGCAGGCCGCAACTGTACCGACTTCGGTGTAAATACACCACGAATAGCATACAATAATCTCTCCTCCATCGCTTGCAATGATGTACGTAATTCTGAGGAATCTAAATGCAATTTACTAACCATAAGATCAATTGCGGCATCGTATATAATCACCTCTTGCAATACTCTTGCAAGTTGTGTTTCAAGAACAGCGTCATCACTAAGAAGTGGATTAAGCCATTTAACATAATCCACTAAGATTCCCCCAGGATTATCCTCTTCAGGTACCCAATTTAACACAATCATATTAAGCCGTAGCTTATATGTTGGTACATCCATCGAGTCCTTACGGACATTTTCATAATCATCCACCAGAACCATCGCAACGCGATCATTTGGCGGCACCGTTGTATACGTTGTCGTGGGATCTTTGTAATAAAGTCCCCGAACAAACAACACGTCTTCTGGTAATTCATATTCCACAACATCGGTCATTACATCAATAAACGCCTCATCCGCAAGAATCGAGTCGTCATTGATACCAAGATCAATGCAGCGTTTAACAATCGCGGTGTTAATCACCGCATTTAAATCTTCATTACTAATCAATGGATCAAGTTGCGTCGTGGCCGTTTCGTTGCCATTAACATCAATCGTCGTACGAAGACCGTGGAGTTTTCTTCGAACTCGCGCACGAAGACCATAAAGCGTAAATCGCCCATAATCGTCAATTTCGGCCGTCATAATCCTTGCTCCACAAATTCGGAATACCAAACTGTTACATTACGGACCCAGTTAGAGTTAAGGTTTTGTGGATCGTTCTTCGCGCCAATTGGTGCCCATCGAGAGGCAAATTTTGCAATGAATTGCGGAGAATACACAAGCCGCCGAAATCCCAAGGCGCATTTTCCCGCAACAAAAGGATTTACAGTATACGTCAAAAGTAGCGTCCGAATTGTTTTGCATGTTACGTCTAATTGAGATTTATATGTATTAACCCCCGCTAACAGCACGCCGAACTCTTTTCCAGGTTTCCCATTTTCGGCTTTCCTAATCGCGCCGATAAATCGAGGGTCAATACCATACTCACTCGCCGCCTGAGTGATTAACTCCGCTTCTTCTTCCCATGTCATTTTGAAAAAATCCCGGTAACATTCGCCAGGGAAACAACGTTATCAATCACAAATCCAAGTAACGGCTTGATATCAATAAAATTAACCCCTTTAGTTTCTTTAATTCCCGCATCCGTTGCAAGGAATCCCCAAATCCCAGCGAGAAAATTCATCACTTGCTCTTTCTTTTGCTCGCCGTTACCACTTCCTACCATGTTTTCAACCATCTGTACTAGGGCCTGAATGACAGGAACCAAGGCCGCCACCAAGCGAATTATCTTTATGAAATCCATTACGACTTTCCTTCTCTTTATTCATTTCGCCCGCACCAAGCAGGCCGCTAATTGCCATTAGTAACGCCGCTAACCAATGAGGAAACCACTCTGGTAAATCACCTGTTAATGCCATTCCTGCAATACCCAAGAAAAGAAATCTCGCATACCGCACGAACGACGTTTCATCCCAAAGGAGCTTCTTAAACCATGGAATCATTGGCACATCCCAATATTAACCGATTGTTTCATATAAACCATAAGTAAGTGTCATGAACGACCCCCTTTAGGTATATTACTATGAGTTTGGTTCAAAATTCTCATGATTTCTGTCAGCAAAATGGTCATCTCCTTTACTTCCGACCGCAGCTCGCCTATCTCTTTCTTCATATTTTCCATGCATTCCTGCTGACGAATGATCAATTCTCGATTCCCCGCATGCCCCGGCCGCTCTACGTGCGTACGAATTTCTTGCTCAATTCTACCAACATCTTTTGCATTTGGGATTGTGCTATAAATTCCTATAATCGCAGAAATTAACACAGCAAACAAGGCTATCTGAGAATACAACCATCCAGATTTATCTTCATACCAAGAAGGTGAATCTCCTGAATTCCTCACGGCTTAACTCCTTATTACGAAGTAGGCGTCACAACACACTGACGAATCTCAGCACAATTAGGGACACTTACAGGTACTTGATATCTCAAATTTCCAAGCCTCCTAGTTAGTTCCCTCGCCCATTCTGCAAGAGGACTATGATCTGTAGATGGTACAACTGGGGGAACAAATAACCCTATTGCGGGAGTGCTTGTTACAACTGGAGTTATAGTGGGGGTGTAAGATACAATTGGAGTAAGTGTAATTGTCCTAGTTGCAGTCATAGTTGCTGTAAGTGTTCTAGTTGCTGTTGGTATAGTCGCGGTTAGCGTTACAGTTGGTGTTAGGGTTACTGTAGGGGTTCTTGTTTTGGTATATGTACGAGTTTTCGTAGCTGTAGGTGTATGTGTAGGTGTAATGGTAGGCGTGTCAGTTGGCGTTATCGTCGGCGTGTCCGTGGGTGTCGAGGTAGGAGTGTCAGTCGGTGTTGACGTGGGAGTATCTGTCGGCGTCTGCGTAAGCGTTGCTGTCGGCGTTGCGGTGGCTGTGAACGTAGCCGGGAACAACTCATGCGCGCTCTGGCCGTTAGTCCAGTAGTCGTTACCGCCCTCGTTCTTGGAACCCTCCACACCACGCCACGCTTGGCCGTCCGTCCAATAGCCGGACGAATACGGTGGCTGTGCGGCGATGGCCCACACAAAATAGGTGATTCCTCCGACCCCGAGGAGGATCACCGCTATGATTGCCGCACGGCGCATCCTGTCCTACTGCACGGTTGGCGTCGGAGTCGGGGTCAGGTAGTTGATTCCCGGCGTGCCTTGAACGGCACCGGCCGCGATGCACCCGCGAGTCTGTCCCCAGGCGATCAATCGTTTTGTAAGTGAGTTGCTGGTGAGGTTCAATATGTTCATCGTGGAGGCGATCTGCGTGGCCGCGCTATCGTACACCGCGCACGGCGGCAGCGTGACGACCACGGTTCCGTTGGCTGTGACGCCTGTGAACTCCACCGCGAACGCGGGGCGATTGACTGGCTGTAGAGCAATCACGAGTTTCGTGACTCGCCACTGCGCGATGACATTGCTGGGCGTCGGCACAACATCCGGCACCAGCACCTCATCTGCTAGTGCTAGCGAGGCTGCGAGTAGGAGTGCTGCAATCGTTGCTGTTCTCATGTTCGTTCTCCTCATTGCACGCTAAAGTCATCCACGGCGACTGTGCCGCCGCCACCACCAACGTTGTCCGCGTCGATCACGACGCAGGCGATCCCGGCGTATGAGGCAGCCGGCGTTGTTCCCGTCAGAGTTTCCCACGCTCCCGTGCCGCCGCTCGCCGTTGTCAACACAGTGTCGGTGGACACTACTTGTAGATCCTTGGCCTTCAACACCATTCTCGGCTGGCTTCCGGTGTACTCGGCTGACTTGTAGATGTAGGCGGTAAACGTCGCCGTGCCGCTGGCATCCACCGGCGCGCACTTCTCGCTGGATTCGAGCTTCTGCGCCGATGTTGTCCCGCTCGGCGTCATCAGCTCGTAGGGTTGCGTGTGCCCTGCAATCGGCGTTGTGCTACCGTTGACGGTGCCGTATGGATACCAGGCCCGGTGATCGCCATCGGTGGCATTATAGCGTTGGGCGCGAATATAAGACAGTGGATTAATCATAGTTAGGTTGAACATTGTACCTGACGTTTGCACCATAGTATTGAGCAATCTTACTCTCATCTGCACATACGGTGCGTACAATACGTTAGATGCAACCGCAGTATAAATACCAGATGTTGCTCCCAGCGAGGAGTTCTCGATCGCTAATGTAGCATTGTAGGTATCTGGATACATTAAGTGTGTGCACGTAGAGGCTGAATCACACGCCACAGTGGAGTTGACTATACGCACAGCTTCTCCGGTATCTGCGGGGTTTATCTGCGTATTTAGCCCACCGGCAACAACAAAAGAGTCTAATGTCAAGGATGATACGGTCAGGAGGTACAGTTGCGTGGTGCCAGTCCTATACAATATCACATTAGACACGGAACCTGTCATTCCCTGCATCTGTAAACCATACGCTAGGTTGCTGTGAGACGTCCACCCGAGCGCTCCATTAAGCGCTGTCCGTTCGTACACCGTCATTCCTCGTATGCCACCTGCAACCCGCACATTAGTTATTGTACTTCCGAGGTCGTAGAAAATAGCGATGGAATGATCTGCGGCTGAGTTTTTCACCATTATTAGGTCGTTGTATAGAAGACTGTTTCCGGTCGTTGAGCGCGCATAGATGTGAAGATCATCCACATTGTAGGAAACACTATGCGCGTACACTATATTATTATTACTCGAACTGTTTAGGAATATTCCACAACTCCCAGATACCGTCGAATCCCGCCGCGAGCAATACTGCATGTTGAAGGAACCGGTCGTCGTAGCCACGTCGATGCCGCGCTTGTTGGCCGTCGCGCTTCCGAGCTGGTTGAAGTCGGCATAGCGCCACGTCACCGTTGCGGTCGGCGCCACGTACACGTACCCCTGCAACGTTGCACTGACTCCACGAATCTGCACGTTGCGGGTGAGGTTGAGTACCTCCGCTGCGATCGGCCCCGTGGCCGGTGGCATGCCCTGGTGCGTGTAGATGAGCGGGGAACTGAGCGTGACCTGCGTCCCGGAGTCCACCGACGCAATCGTGAACGATTCGCTCTCCGTGTAAGTCTGCGAGGTCGGTGCAATTGCCAGTGTATCCCCTGCGGCCCACCCAGAGGTATCCGCTACATGGATCACGTTGGCCGTCCCGGGATGCGTGAACTTCACCTTGCTCTGCGTCCCAGCGCTGCCCGTAAGCACCAGATGTGTGGCGTCCGTCACGCTGCTGATCGTGTAACTGCTCCCGTTAATTGTCACTGTCCCAGTCATGCCCGTGAACGACTGGCACTGCGATGTGATGGCTGTTACCGCTGTGCCCGACGTGTTGACAAATCCGCCAACGTCGGAGGTTAGGAGCTGCCACACATTGGTTTTTGTCGCACCGTAGACGTTCATCGTCGCGCCGTTGTCGATGTACAAGCCGGAGTCAACGTTGGCCGCTGAATCCATCTCAAGCGTTGCCGTGCTCGTGCTTGGCATCTGCGCACCGGATGCTCCGATGTTCAGCGTGCCGCCGCCGTAAACGCGCAGGACGCCCTTCACCTTCATGTAGTAGTTCGTGCTTGCGCTCGTCCCATACGTCAGCACGCCGTAGTTGTTAATGGTCATGCCCTGCGGCGGTCCACCGCTCACCACCGGCCCATAGCTGGTGGTCGCCGTCTCATTCATGGTGATCGTGTGCGTTGTACATGTAGCCGCCGCCGTACACCCGCCGCCGATCATGAGTTTATCGTTTGTGGTCGGTGCCGCTGCCGCTGCCGCGGTGAGACGCAGCATACGGGACCAGTTTGTTGCGGTGGAGGAGTAGAGATTCACCATTGAAGCTACTGAGGTTTTCGCGCCGATCTTGTAAGCGTCGGTGCCGTTTGGCGTTACCGGGCTAGTCGTTTTGAACACGTACCATCCCGCCGCGCTGGCATTGGCCGCGTTGATGTCGCTCACATTGATCGTCACTGCGAACGCCTCAGTACCAGCCGTGTTGTTGTAGAGTTGCACCGTGATCGTACCGGACGGAGACGCAGCGCGAGAGGCGACCTTCACCGCTACCGCACCGATCTCTACCGCTGGCGGTATGGTCGTGTTGCTGTAGGAGTACCCGCTAGTCGTGAGCGCCGTGTTCGCCGCCTCGCTGTCCAGTTCGCAATCAGTCGCCGTGCAGATTTGCAGCCAACTGTTCGGGTCGGTGAGGTTCCCGTTCTGTCGGCTCAGATACGTCGTCGCCCCAGCCTGCGAGGCAAGGCAGAGCAACATGCACAGTATCAACAGTCGTCGCATAGAACCTCCACGGAAGCACAATCCAACTATTTTACCCACGGAGAAGCCCAAACTTAATACTCGAAGGCCGCAAATCAGGAGTAATACCATCTTCCAACGTCGGCCACACTGCGGCGACTTCAGGATTATTTGTCCATGCAACGGCCGCCAAAAATCCCAACCAAAACGCACACTGCTCAGGTGGGAATTGCGTTTCATCAAATGGTTGCTCAGCGATAACTTCCAATAAGCCAGGAACACACGCACAACTAGAAATCTTTGATGCAATTACTTTAACCATACACCCTCCTTATTGAACTTGGTTGCATACACATCCAGGTTTTGGTGTAAACCACGCAGGACATTCATAACCCTGACCATAATCAGCAGCATTTACGCAGTTCACCGCTGGCCCACCGTCGCAACAAACGTCCTCACCAACAGGCGTAATTGTTGGTGTAGGAGTATTAGTAGGTATTAGCGTAGAAGTATATGTATTTGTTGGTGTTTGTGTGACCGTCGGTGTTTGTGTAAGCGTATTAACAGGTGTATGACTTGGTTCATACAAACCCCAAGCATAGTAATCAACAAACTCTAGGTTGCAGGTACCATCCACACTAATCCCATTTGGATCTCCCATAGTGATACCATCTTCTAAATCACCTGTATCAGCTAATTGAATGTATTGATTTGTAGATAAATCATCCTGGTCGTGCCGCATTCCAGCGCAATCACTATTCCCGGCCGAACTTATCATCGCCATTCGTGCTTGCCCATCAAGATTTATAGACCGTAGAGGGGCCGCGAACTCCCCTGTATATGCCGCTGTCCAAAGCCATCGAGATACATTAGAATTTTTCTTTGCGGCAACATAAGTATACAATTTGTCAGTTGCATTTAGATATGTACTATTTACAGTAAAGCCATCTGAAACTAACTCTGTAATATAATTATTTGGGCAATCACCCCCGCTGAGCGTCGCACTCAGTCCACACGATCTACCAGACGGCATATCTACAGTGCGGAATCGCATTTTCAGCGTACTAGCACCAGTATTTGTAACAAACCGTTGATCTATAACCAAATCTGGATCTAAACCTATATTTGTGATAGTACGAGGGTTTGAACCATTGCCAGTATATACGCCAGTAACTAACAAACGCGATGCTTTTGCAAATGCATAATAGCAATACGTCGAACCTAATGCATTTATATTCGATCCAGCCGTGAATCCTGTACCACTTAATGTAATATAATATTGTTGGCACAGAAATCCAGTCGCATAATACACTTGACAAGAATAACCAGACGTCATTGCATCCGATGACCACCAAATATCATGCGCCGCGGCCGTATCTTTTTTGCCTACAAAAACAACGGCTGTCTCGAACCCAAGCGCGATTGGTTGAGTAAACTCACCATCCCCATCATAACACCCAAAAGCCGCCGATAATTCAGCGGGAATCGTTGGAGTTGGCGTAACACTAGGAGTAGCGGACGCGACTTGCCCAAAAACATTTGCTGCGCATAAGCAAATTAAAATTAACCCAGCAAGCACAAGCGTAAGCCACTCAAGGATGCAATTAATATATTTACTCATGCACAACTACCTTATCATGTCGGAGATGGAGTAACCGTAACACATTGCCACAATGGCCTAGGTGTAGTGTTTTGATTATTTATAAACGAATTTTTATGATTAAATTCCTCCGGGCAATTACTACAAGCACAGGGACAATCAAACTGCTTTCGTCGTAACACGGCGGGCGTGGAAGAAACGGCGGGGGTAGGTAGTAATGTCCATGTAGGTGTACGTGTCTTTGTTACCGTGGGTGTAGCAGTTGGAGTAGCTGTTGGTGTAGTTGTAGGAGTGAATGTAGGAGTAAATGTTGGCGTTCGCGTAGAAGTGGCTGTTGGCGTTCGCGTAGCTGTACGAGTATTAGTATTTGTTGGTGTATTAGTAGGTAAATTCGTCGATGTATTAGTGGGTGTGGGCGTCGCCACGCCATCATCAAGAATAAGTACAGGATAACAAGGAGATTGTGGGCTATACTCTGCGTCAATCGCACTCATTTCTCCTAATGCATACGTCCCCTTTGTTACCGTCTCATCTGCCCGCGAAAAACGCCAACCATAGTTTGTCAAATCCCCTACGCATTCTGAGCAAGTAGCCCACCGTTTTACATCAGTTAGAACATCAAGATCTAAAATCCACGGATTATCATCAGGGTCAGTACATTTATTTGTAACAGGATCACTTGGTTGCCAATTAGTTATTACCGACGCCGTCGAAGTCCCACCCGACCACGTAGAAACACAGTTTTGGGAAGTATTACTACAGTTTGTGTCTTCCGCGCAATTAAATGTTGTACCATTCTCCTCCGTAACCCCACTCCAAGGACCGAAGTAATCCTCCAACATTAATACAGAATGCACATACTGCGTTGCATCCCATGTATGTGTCCAATTACGCTCATTTACACATTCATGAAACTGCATTCGCAAAGTCGCGGACTGTGCACCTGCCGCAAAAGCCGTATTAATTTTTGTAGTCGAGAAGTGTAAATAACTATACAACTCCAATGCATAAATCCCACAACCATCGGCCGCTCCTAACGGAGAAGATCCCAAACAAAAATTGGCACTCCTACTACACACATTTGCGTCGTTTTTCTGTGCATGTACATATTTATCTGCACAGATATAAGATATAGTAGCTATGCTAGTGGTAGGTGCCCCCACCACTAGCATAGCAACAACTAACCCAACAGAAAGGAGTTTCTTCATGGAATTGTAGGAGTAGGTGTCCGTGTACGAACCGCCGTCGGAGTACGAGTTCTAGTCTTAGTTGGAGTCTTGGTCGGGGTCTTAGTAATTGTCGCCGTCTGTGTCACGGTATTTGTTGGAACTGTACTTGTAACTGTTACTGTCGCAGTCCGCGTAAGTGTAACAGTGGCAGTTGGGACCGTCGCCGTTTCAGTTGGCGTTTGCGTAATAGTTGGTGTATCAGTCACGGTCGCAGTTGGATATGTTGCGGTTTCAGTAGCCGTGGGGTACGTTGCCGTCTCAGTAGCCGTGGGATACGTTGCCGTTTGTGTAACCGTACCCGATTGCGTTGCGGTAGCAGTTTGAGTAGCTGTGTTCGTTCGTGTATTTGTTGGAGTTTGTGTTACTGTATGTGTAACCGTGATAGTACGTGTTATAGTTGGTTCAATAGCAAACGCCTCATCATAAAAAAGCGTTGCCACGCCCAACGTATAACACCACACTTCTTGATCGGGAAAAACGCAGATACTCTTTCCTTCACCGGGGGCAAGTTTATCACCGGTATCCGGCCCCGGAGTTGCGCTAAGTGAATTTGGGTCGTAACCACAAATCATTTCGTCATTGGAGTTTGCCCAATTATGCACAATTAGATCAACTCTCGAAGCCGAATGACCGATAATTTGGGGCGTATTGGACAACCCTACGCCGCCGCCCCGACGATACGTCTCGTTTACCAACCCGAAGCACACATTTGCAATAAAGAGAATTGGGAAGAAGATAAGAATATATTTATACCTACTCATAATACACTTTTACCTTCCCCCCACTGGGTAGAGCTTGGACGTAAACACCCTTAAACCATCCACCACAGTGAATCCAACTCTCTGTATTAGCGTTTATCGAAGGAACCCGAACAAGTTCACGGCCGCCAGCCTCATCCAGCAACACAAACTCACCAGATACGCCACCTGTTATACAACAAACACTTGTTACTTTTACGTGACTCGCGATAGATTGTGCTACCGCATCAAACAATAGTGGATTACTGGTGAGATCTTCGGCCATCACTATACTCCTGCTATAATAATTGTCCCGTCTTCATCTTGGGACGTTGGAATAGCCGTATCACCACGTAAGTTTCCCGCACCATCAGCCCAAAGATACAATGCAAGTGGGTCCCCACCTTCATTAACCGTTTCAAGGGCAACAAGCGCGGGTTTATTAAACTCTTTAGCGGAAACAACCAACATTGATTGTTCCCCTACCCGTCCAATTCTTATCATGTCAGTCATTGATATATACGCCTTTAGGCCCTCTGGGGAAATAGCCGTAACAACTGCTGATAGTGCTCCGTCCACATTACCGACCATCACGTACAGCTTATTCCCTCCAGAAGTGAAAGTCTCAAGGAGCAAAAAGCCACTTGAATATGCAGTATATGCAAGTCTCCCTGAAACCGTCACTAATCCTGGTTCACCTACACGACCATAGCGAGTGACATCCATGTGTCACCCCTTTCTCACGAGGGATTAGAGCCGACGATTCCCATATAATGCGGAAAACCATGAGAATGCACAAAACGGCCTTGAATCCACTCAATCAGTCGGCGTTCCTCTTCATATTCCCGTGTATAGAAGGCTTCCCGAATAAACACGTAGAGCTTATGCTGCCCCGGTGCGGCTTGCATAAAGAAGTTGTGTTCGTCGGTTAGGAAATTGTACACGAAAGGCGTCAACATACCTTTAATGACGTTATCAGCGCGGTTGGCCGTTTCGGGATTTCCCGCGCTTTGCAATGCTTCACGAGCGGCCCATTCTTCCTCGGGAGGAACAATCAATTTATCCCACTTCAACGTAATTCGACGAACACCAGTATCGTCGTAAAGCCGCCGCGCTTTTGTGAGCATTCTACGAATCGTTGTGACGCTCACAGTTCCAACAGGATCAATGATATTTGACTGCGTACCTTCACGCATAGGATGATCGGTGGCGCACAAGGATTTTCCATCCGCCCCAAGCTGCGCGCCGTCAAACGCCAAATTCAACAACGCCGCATGAATTGTTTCCTCTGTGGCTCTCGCAGATCGCCCCATATCCATTGCCCGATCACGAAACAGCCTAGTCTGCAAGTCACGAATTGCCTGATGAGTAAACCCAACGGCTTGGGAATATTCCTCATGGTCAAAACGGCTATAATAACCGTTCGTCATCTGGTCTTGCTGCGCCTCAACGCCTTCGGGCGTTTTCACAAACAATCCAAGGCCCGCAACGGTCTGAAACTCCTCAAATGCCTTTGTCGAAGTCTCGACATTAAACAATTGCGGATACTGCGCGGGGAGTTCGTTGAAGGAATTAAAAATAACATCCTTCAAACCAGGATAAAGCTGACGCTGAAAATGCGAACGCATAACAGTCATGATAATACCTCACTCACGCAGCCTGTCCGGCTTCGGTCATACGAACGCGAATCTTAGCATATTCGCCAGTCTCCGCGCCGGGGGTAAGAACAAGACCAATAACAAGCAAAGAACCAGTTGTCGTGTTGTAGCTGCTAACATACTGATTACTATGCGCCGGAGGTCCAGCCGTCGGCGTAGCGTCCACAACGCCCACATGATCACCGCAATTCGCCGTTGCAAAAGTATCGGCCTGTACCACGAACTCTGCATCGGCATCTTCAATACCGATAACATTCGCGACTTGCGCCTGCGGAACATAATCCATTGATTGCGGGCCGCTAAGCGGCGTCAACTCAACAGCTTCCACAATTCCAGAAACTGCCTCGCCAGTCTGGCAGCGAATAACTTTGCCGGTCGTTGCATCAATACGATAAGCGTCACCCGGCGCAAGCACCGAATGCGTTGTCGCGGTGGTATCGACGGGCCGCGACACACGCTTAAGATCACCGCCGCCAATCAACCTAAAACCCTTTGGGGAATTTACGTTTGCCATAATCAATTTGCTCCCGAAGCCGTTTTGTTTAGCCCATGACGAGTAAGAAACGATGATTTCCGTTCGTATTTAACCGGGAATCCCGCCCGCCGCGCCGCGTCAATCGCCTCTTGCGTCGGCTCCGTTGCCGCAAGAGCTTCCAAAGCCACCTTCGTCTTTCGTTTACGGTTCGCTTGCTCAATAACCATTGGCCTTTTTACAAGGATACTATCTCCGACTTTATACACCGAATCCACCATTTTCCCGTATTCGTCGGAAATGGCGATCGGCACGCCGAGTTCTTTCCTTGTCACCACGGCCCACCCCGCAGCGGTGTATTCTGGTACCTGATTATCCCGAATTGTCTGATAATGAAACCTTGGATCATACTTCAACGTTGACAAAGGATCTGGGGTGTAGCGATCTTCAATGTCTTCCACATTGTCCGCCGGAACAGTCCAGATGCGACCCAAAGCATCTGTGAGTTGCTCCATTTTTGCCCCACTTACTTCAATCGTTGAAGCATCGACGCCATCATCTATCGTAACTTGTTCTTCAGCCATTTTTTGAATCTCCAAAATATCCAACTCCTCCGTAGTCATCAACGGCCGCTCCCATAAAGTTTATCCGCTTTTCGTTCGTCGAGATAACGCTTTAATGCCGATTCACGCGAAATACCCAATTCCGTTGCAATCTTAGCCAAACCCGCAAGTTCACGAGGGGAAAGGTCAAGCTCCTCATTTGCAGCGGCATTCGTAGTTGTTTTACCTGTGGTTAGAGGGTCTGCCGGCTTGGGCCGCCGCTCTGATAATTGCACAACATTCCCCGCCGAAGCGGGCTTGAGTTTTCCAGCGTTTACGAGGATGCCATAAGCCGCGGCCGTCGCGTTATACATCGAATCCGGTCGCCACTGCCCTTGCGTGGCCGACGCATAACACTGCTCCGCCATTTGCACGAATTCAGGATTATTAAAATACGCCCCAAACGTCGAAATCGTGCGTTGTTTATCTTCATATTGCCGCTGGGAATTAACTGCTTGTGCCTCGGCGGCCTGCACGGTGTCGGCTTTCAATGTTCCCACTTTTTGATCCACAACTTGCGCCGCCGCTTGCTGCACAAGACCCACAATCGCTTTCGCCGGGTTTGCCCGAAATTGTGCCACAAAGGCTTCTTCATCAATTGACGGTGCCTGTGGGGCCGCAGGAATTGGCGCTTGCGCCGCTGGCCGTTCCCGCACAAGGCTCTCAAGAATCTTATTCCGAGCATTTACTTCAAATTGCGCATTCTGCAAAACCGCGATTTCCCGCTGGAGTTCCTCCAATTGTGGATTCGTGATTGTTGCAGGTGGAGGAGTCTCGGGCGTTGCGGCCGGAGTTTCCTCGGGCGTTGCGGCCGGTTCCTGTGGAACCGCAGGCGGCTCAGCGGGTTCATTATTTTCCAAAATCGCGTCCCAATCAATCGACGTTACTGCTTCCTCTGCCATCACTTCTTACCTCCCTTTTTTACTTTCACGGTGCCGCTATGCAACTCTTTCTTAAGTTTAGATTTCTGCTTCCCAGATAGCGGGCTGCCGCTGCTAAGCAAATATCCCACTTGCGCTTTACTTTTAGATTTCATCCCCATTTTCAATCCCTTCTTCTTTTGCCCATTGCTCAGGAAGAAATTCCAACAAATCCATAAGCATCAGGATCTTCCCGGCCGTAATAGTTGCATCATGGTATTGATCCGCGAGAATCTCGTCGAGTAATTCCTGGTGTGTATCAAGAATCACATCACGCAATTTCTGTTTATATTCTTCCCACTCTGGAAGCGCCATTAGTTGCCGTATCATTGAATTTGCCCTCCCCCTTGAGGCATAGTGATTTCATCTTGCGTAGCAGGTTCCGCACCTTCACCGGCTTGATTATTCCCCACAACCCCCGGTTGTACGCCCATGCGTGCCATGGACTTTTGTGTCTCAAGTGCCTGCGCCGCTTGCATCTGGCGAATTTGTTGAATCTGCTGATACATCTGCACGGAAGACATTAGATGTTGCTGGAATAACATCTGCCGTTGAGGATCAGGAACCATTTGCGCAAACTGTGGATCAGACATCAACCGCAAATGGGATTGGATATGGTATGCAAAATTTTCTCCTATATGCGGCTCGACGGCCTCGCCTCTAAGCATCGCTTTATGTTCCGTATCTGGCGGCGGAGAATCTGGCTCTATATCAGGCGCGTGGATTGGAATATCTTTTACATTAAACGCCCGCATGATTTTCTTCAACGCCGCAACAACCGTGTCGGGTTTTACGATCCCCATTTGCATAAGAATGCCATTCTGAAGAATGGTAAAAATGTTCAGGGATAAATCCCGCTCAAGTTGCGCGTTGAGCCGCTGAGTGGTTCCTGTTAATCGTAATCGCACACGGCCGTGAAGAACATCGCTTCGAATTTTGCGGACCTCGTTCAACCCTTCAAGAGTTGAAACCTGATAAATCAACTCATCCGAAGCGTATTGCTGATAAAGACCAAACACTCGCGTAAGCAAACGATCTAGTGATCGCATAAATCGGCGAATAATGAGCTTCGCCCGAAGTTCGATGCTCAAGGCCGTTCCCTGAAATTCCGAAGCGCTCACACGCTTAGACGTAAACGTCCCTGCGCCTGGATCACCAAGGCCCGCTTGCTCAGACGCCGACTTCCGCACAAGCGCTTCTTCCTGAAATCCCCAAATAGAACTCCAATTAATATTCGGAAACAAGATCTTCGAAATCGACTTTACTGGCAGTCCTTGACCGGGTTTTAATTGGAGGACCGTTTCCTTAATTCCTGCCCCCGGCTCAAAGAAGAAAAACGGGAAATTCGCCACAAGGCCGGAATTTAGGCGATGATTATGGATTCCGTCCATCTCTGTTTGAACATGCTGGAGCCATTCCATTAAGCCAATTCCGTAGAAACGGCCGTACTGAGGAATAAATTCGAATTTCGTCGGCGACCGCAGGCCGTCTTTATTCAATTCCTCAAGCCGCAGCACTTGAAGGAGCGTGTTTGTTGCGTTCGCAAGCCAAGCGACGATATTAATTCGTTCGCCTTTATAAGTGATTACTGACTCCCAACGATAAATCTCAATCCACCTTGCGGTTGTGCCGTAAGATTGGCTATTGACGCCAGTATCAAGATCCACTTCATCGGTGATCGGTCGGGGGATAAATGAGCCACGTTTGGGCAAGGCCGCCGAAGTGAGCAATTCAATTGTCTCTTTATCAAGTTTCTCAAATAGTTGACCTTTCTTGGTCTTCGCGAGAAACTCATCAATATGAAGAAAGAACCTCGTGCCGTAAAACGGCAAGCCCTCGATAGTGTTATGATTATCTAGCACAATAACATCTTCGATATTTGGCGTTGTAATTCGCACGCCGTCAAAGATCTTCTCCTCCCGCTCGATTTCAGCAATAAGGTTTTCGCCTTCGAGGATAAATTTCACAACGGCGGGCGTCTCGAAACCCTTAAGGAAAACTTCATAAACCCCGAAATCGGTAGTCTCGATATGCTGAATGCCTTCGCCGGAGAAGATCTGCTGCAAGGCCGTTTCGAGTTGTATCTCGATAGGAACGTCTATCTGATGCTCAAACTCCCGCGTTAACCACATTGTCCGAAATTCACGTTCGTATTTCGGCATGGGCAAGGCGATGCCGTCGAGAAGGACGTTATGTGCGATTTCTTCGATAACTTCGTCGATCTTTACGTCATTTAAAAGCACCCATCGAAACCAGTCGGTAAGATCATTAATTGTCTGCGCCGGAATCGACTCGTCCATTGACTCGAATTGGCCGATAAGCTCATCGCCGATAATGGCTTCGACGATTTTGGCTTTCCATTGTTCGGTGAATGTCGAAGACAGCGGCGTGCGGATATTCGCACTGAGATCGCCTAGCGGCCCGTTTTCAACGGGATCAACTGTTCCACGCCAATTCTTAATATAAACTTGATGCCGCTCCATGAATTCCTTCCATGAAGCGCGAGCGTCCGTAAAATCACGGAGAATACAAGAAATTATTTCTTGCTTTTCCTCAGAGGATAAAGATAACGCAAGGCTCCGCCGTCGGCGGTGCATTAGCGCATTGAGGATACTCTCACTGGACGTGACTGTCAATTCGGGCATGAAGATTAACTCCTGGGATACGGCCGTTGGGATTCAGATAAGACACCGCCTCGACGCCGTAATGAAGGTCGTTATAAGACAACTCTTCCATCGCGATATACCGGATAATATCCGGGAAATCTTTAAAAGTGTCTTTTGGTTTTTCTTTTACGTCTTTCGTGTGTTGGATGTTTCGGTGCCAGTCGTCCCAACTATAGCGGAGCATATAGTGAATCGGCCCGCCGCGGCCGTCGCACGAATCCATAAACCGCATCTTTGGGCGATTTGTTATTGGATTAATGGTCAAATAATTATGCACCATCGAGTGCCCGATGGACACGTCATTTTGACCAAGGACAACTTGATAATCCGCGTTGCAGAATACTTCTTCCCAACTCACGTCGCCAAGTTGGCGGGCTTTGGCCCGTTGAGGATCAATGATGCACAAGCGCGGCTGCACGGGCAAATTCTCCGCCTCCCAAGAGCGCAAATCACGAATAACTTTCTCCGTCGAGCCTGGGCCGCCGAAGGCATATCCCACGAAAGTTATCTCGTCATTTGGCGCGATATATCCATACAACGCAAACACCGGCTTCCGCTCGTGGGGATCAATGCCGACAAAATACGGAACATTATCAGGCAACTTTGTTGCGGGAATTACATACGGCTCGGCGTTTTTAAACTCCTTGTACACAAGCCCAGTGAGTTCCATCGGCGTGCCGATTTCACGGGTTTCGCGCTCGCCGTCGGAAAGAGAATCAAGAAACGCTTGTTTTGTATATGCATTTAACCACGAATTATCGTGAATGGAGGAAAAAAATCCTTTAACATACGGTTGCTGTAATTCATCATAAAGCCACACTTCTTTTAGAAGTGTTGCAGTAATCAAGAGTTTTCCGTTGCGAGCAACTAAACCACGGAAGACGGCAGAATAAATCGACCTCGGCGGCGGCTCGTCAATCCACACAATATCCCAATCTTTCCCTTCTGCCGAAGGCGAACCTTGCTCGAATGTCTTGTGGTGAATTACGGAGTTATTCGCAAGCAACGTCGCAATCGGGTGGCCCATAGACGTACGTTGCACATGACGAATGGAATTGTGCGGGAGCCATGTTTGAAGATTTGGGAGAATTGTTTCGCTATGCGACTCAAAATCTTCTGCGAAAATCGCGGCCCGAATAGGTGTTGGGCGAGAGAACTCGCGGAATTCGTGGCCCCAAATTGGTTTGCCAATAAGAAATTCCCCGAAGGTAATCGCCCCGGCCGTCGATTTGCCGCCTTTATTGCCTGATAACATCGCAAGAACAATCGCGGAGGAATCAGGGTTATCCAATTCCATCATGAATTGTTTTTGCTGGCCTGTTTCATGTGGGAGGAAGAATCTTCCGGGATCTAATCGAACAAGAGTTGATAAAGACTGTTTTCGTTGATACAATTCGATTAACGCTTGTCCCGAGAGGGAGTTAATCACGTCCGCCGGCGGCAAAAGCCGTTTGACCACGCGATCAACATAATTCGGCGGGAGTTTCGAGGGAGATGAGGGAATTTTAGCCATTAAGATAATTTAAACAGAAGAGAATCCACTTGGGAGGTCGCAGTGAATAACGAAGTTGGGGGAAACTTTCGATTATTCGTCGCATCAATGAAGTGTCTTCTCTCCTGTTTCTTCCGCAATAGCGGCGAGCAAGCTTGCTTTAATCTCCGCCTCCGAGAGGCCGTCATAAATCCTATCCGGTTTTTCGGTTCTATCAAGAAGAATCGTTCTTTGGGCGGTGTGGCCCGCCATTTCGAGAATATCGCGGGTATTTGTTGACCGAACTTTTTCGTCATTCGAGTGAAGTGCCAAACGCAATTTCTCTTCCATACACGCCGGGGCGATCATCTGCGCCATTGTTTGGACATCGAGAATTGTATCAATCTGGCGATTTATGTATTTGCAAATCAACTCTTGCCCAAACGGCGACGAAATCACTGAATTTACGTAATTCGCAGTTCTTTGAAGTAAATTCGCGATGTCACTCGTCGCGTAACCCATTATGTGGTATCTAACAATCTGGACATCTACGGCATTGAAGATCTGAGCTTTATTGGACATAGGAATTTCCTAGATATTATTTCCTTAACGCACGCGCCACTTCGGCGAAGGCCGCCGCGAAATCATCTCGGAAAGTGATTTCCCGCGGTCCAATCGTGGCAAATGCCACGGGATACCCGGCATGAATGCCGTTAAAATAAAACGCTAAATCATTATCCTCAAGCCATTTTTGGACAACATGCATGTCTCTTGAGGAGCGGAGAATTAGAGAATACTTGGCATTAATCAAATCGTCAAGAAAATCTTGAATGCCGCTTCTCGGCGGCGGGATAAATCCCGGCAGGAACTGCCCGCGGTAATCCGCCACGAGGCCGTCTAGTTCGAGGATTATTGTGGGTTTAAAGTGCATGCTGCGCGCCTCGCGCTGGGTTATTGGAACACGAAGTGTCCCGCTTCGCAAGTGGTTAGTGGTAACTGTAGAGGATAGATGTATCCCTAAATATAGAGCCGGGGTCGGTATGGGATCTAAATAAGAGGGAGCGCGACCCCGTGGCACCCTGGGTGGGCATGTGGAAACGTGCGCGAATTTTAAATTCAAAACAAGTTTTGAATTTACTATCGTTACCATCCAAGTCGAAGTAACCAAAGAATAAAACAGGCTTTCGGACTGCCTGTTCTATTCTTTGGTTACTTCTTTGGGCAAAAGAAAACCCGCTGGGATTCAGTTCCCAGCGGGTTTGTGGCGAAGACCGAGGTTAATCTAGCTCAGACTATTGGGGTCGATATCGATTGCTCCGTCTTCCGTAACCTCGACCACAGGCGCCGTGTTCTCAGTGCTATGCTCACGTTCGAGCATAGCATCAAGAGAATCGCGCATAACGCCTGTCACGTGATCACGGATGATCATGTAAAGACCAGCGAGGCCCACTCGGTCCTTACCGAGTAGCGCCGTTGACGGGTCAACGGGTTGGCGAAGGACTTTTCCTTCCTTGTTCGTACCGAGCGTGATTCCGCCAGACTTTCGCGCCTCGGCGTCAAGGGCGATGATACCATTGATTGCCTCGACGAATTCAGCCTCGGTCGCAACGCTTGCAACCAGAGGCACGTAGCGCGTCTTTTCGACAGGCTTACCGTCAGCCGTTGGGATGTATCTTTTCCCGTCGCTCCCTTTATGGGGCTTCCTCGGAAATTTCCCTTCGATCTTCGTCAATGTCGTTTTCATTCTTTTCTCCGTTTCTGTTCGGGTTAGGGTCTTCGCCACGCAGGGATTATAGCCATGTTCAAGGAGATGTCAACGGCCTAGGCCGAGGTTCTTTCCGGTTCGGGTTAGACCGCCCGACGACGGCCGTGGCGTGCCATTGCGCGAGATAGCGATAGATAACTTCGTTAATTCTTCCTGTGTAACGTCGCGAATTTTGGGAACGAGTTCTAACGAATTTTGGGATAGGCCACATGTGGACGCCGCGTATACTAATAGCCACTTCACACGATTTAGGCCCATATTTAGGCCCATGAAACACATATATACGCAACGTATACTAATAGCCCGAAAATGGTACCAAATTTAGACCCACCCACAGTACCAAATTTAGGCCCTCCTCTGTCGCGCGGCCCCTCGCGCAAACTTTTTAACTTTATAAAAATATATTTCTATCTCTATAATTATTTCTATAACTTTCTTTTTAATTATTATTTAATTATATATTTATTATTTATTATTATTTTTTTAAATAAGAATGTAGCGCAAATAGCGAGAGAGAGGAGGGTCAGATTTGGGACTAAATTTAGGACTAGATTTGGGCATAAAGGCTATATGTATCCCGTAGGGGGGGTATTTGTAGCCCGACGGGATACATCTATCCCTTCCCAAACCACCAAAAACACGCTACACTAGGCCCCTAAACGGCCCTACATGCTATAACTTTAAAAGAAGGAGCTTCCTCATGCCCAAGACATTCTCCGTAAAAACATATCTAACAGAGACCGAGAAATCCAAGATCATTCGCAGAGCGAATGAATTAGGGTTAGCGATAAGTGACTATTTGCGAACATTAGTTCTTGCAGACACGCAAGATTCGCGACCGTATCACGAGCCGTCCAAGATGGACATTACGGCCTTGATGAATAAAGTAACACCCGTTACTCCGTTTGCAAATATCCCTAGCGGCAAAACCGCCGACGCGACCGCGAAAGATACACAAGAGATTCTCGATATGCTTCAGGGAGAAGATGGGGATAAAAATATATAGTTATCCGACCGGCCCTCGCGAGGGGAGGGCCCCTGGCGCTCGGCCCACGGCCCGCCCACGACGCGGCG